TGAAGGACATCAAGCGGCAGGAGGTAACGCAGAAGACCACCAATGTGACCAACAACTCCATCTATGTGGGCAGCACCGCTGAACTACAGAAGATGATCAAGGCGCAGCGGAAGGTCATCGACTCGGGTGAGGATCCTGCGAATGGCGGTTGACCACGAGACATACATGGGAAACCCCCTGCTGAAGGGCGAGCATGTACAGCAGGAGTTCACCAAGGAGCAACTTGAGGAGTACATCAAGTGTTCCGAGGATCCCGTCCACTTCATAGAGAACTATGTCAAGGTCGTGACCATCGACCACGGCATCGTGCCGTTCAAGATGTACGACTGGCAGCAGGACATCGTCAGGTCGGTGTTCGACAACCGATTCGTCATCTGCAAGATCCCCCGACAGAGCGGCAAGACCACCACCCTCGTCTCCTGCATCTTGCACCTCGTCCTCTTCAACCCCGACTACAAGGCGGCTATCCTCGCCAACAAGTTGAAGACGGCGACCGAGATCATGGACAGGGTCAAGATCGCCTACGAGAACCTCCCGAAGTGGCTACAGCAGGGCGTGAGGGAGTGGAACAAGACCTCCGTCACCCTTGAGAACGGCTCCAAGATCGTCTGTTCGTCCACCTCGTCGTCCGCAGTCCGTGGCTCGGCGTACAACTTCCTGCTCCTTGACGAGTTCGCCTTCGTCCCCGATCAGATCGCAGAGCAGTTCTTCGCATCCGTCTATCCGACCATCACCTCAGGAAAGACCTCCAAGACGGTCATCGTGTCCACCCCGAACGGGCTGAACCTGTTCTACAAAATGTGGCAGAACGCCAAGAACGGGAAGTCCGACTTCAAGCCCGTCGAGGCGCATTGGTGGCAGGTGCCTGGACGGGACGAGAGGTTCAAGGAAACCACGATCAGGAACACCTCCGAGCGTCAATGGATGTCGGAGTACGAGTGCGAGTTCCTCGGGTCGCAGGAAACCCTGATCAAGGCATCGAAGATCGCAGCGTTGGCGTTCTCCACCCCCATCCTTGAGTCCGAGGACGGTCTTGCGATCTACGAGAACCCCATAAAGGGTCACATCTACACAACCTGCGTCGATACCTCCCGATCCATAGGTCAGGACTACAACGCCATGACCGTGCTGGATGTGACCACCGTCCCGTACAAGGTGGTGGGGAAGTTCCGCTCGAACACCATTCCCGTTCCAATTTTCCCCGAGGTGATCAGGACGGTCGCCACGAAGTACAACGAGGCGTATGTCCTGATTGAGATCAACGACACGGGACAGCAGGTGTCGGACATCCTCAAGGACGAACTCGACTATGAGAATGTGATCACGATCTCCATCAAGGGCAAGAAGGGTCAGAAGGTCGGAGAGGGGTTTGGCGGAGGCAGGACATACGGCGGCGTGAAGATGTCCTCTCAGATCAAGAAGACGGGATGCCTGATCCTCAAGGAGATGATCGAGTCGGACAAGTTGATCCTCAACGACTTCGACATCATCTCGGAACTCTCCACCTACATCTTGAAGTCGGGGTCATACGAGGCTACCGAGGGCTACCACGACGATCTCATGGCGACCCTTGTCATGTTCGCATGGCTCACCACACAGGAGTACTTCAAGGACCTCGTAAACCTAGATGTCAGGAAGAGGGTCTTTGAGGAGAAGATCAGGAAATTGGAGGAGGACATGGTTCCCTTTGGATTCATGGACATGGGCATGGATGAGATGGACGAGGCGGTAAAGGCTCTCTCTAGTGAGCCAAAATTGGCACCTAAGCCCCCCAAGCGTGACAGGTCTTGGATGGACGATGCCGACGAGGTGCTTGGTCAGCCTTGAAAACGGACAGAGGCTAAATACCCCCGTTCAACCTATCCAAGGAGAGAGCAGACATGGCATTCCAACTCAGCCCAGGCGTGAATGTGACCGAGCGGGACCTCACGACGATTGTCCCCGCCGTCGCCACCACCAATGCGGGTATCGTGGGTCTTTTCAATTGGGGTCCCTGCAACAAGCGGATCCTCGTTGACTCCGAGAACAACCTCGTCCAACTGTTCGGTGCCCCCGATGACAATGTCGCCGAGTGGTGGTTCTCTGCCGCCAACTTCCTTGGCTACGGCAACAACCTCCAAGTGGTCCGTGCCAAGATCAACGGCATGGTCAACGCCAACGCCAAGGGCTTCACGGGAGGCACCGCAGCCGACTCCGATGATGCCATGATTGAGAACGATGACAAGGTCGGTTTTGTCACCGTGGACAACATGGGATCGTTTGTCGCCCGTTATCCAGGTGCCCTCGGCAACAGCCTTGAGGTTCAGATCTGCGGATCCCTCTCGCTCACCGCCGTCTCCAACATCACGGGCGGCTACACCGCCTACGGTGCCGACTTTGAGGATTGGACCTATGCCACTCAGTTCGATGCCCGTCCAACCTCCACCTCGTACATCGAAGGAATCGGCGGCTCGGCTGACGAGTTCCATGCCGTGGTCATCGACCGCAAGGGTCTGATCTCGGGCACCCGTGGCGAGATCCTTGAGAAGTTCCAAGGAATGTCGTTCCTCCCCAATGTCACCGATTCGCTCGGCAACAGCATGTACTATGTGGACAAGATCAACCGTGAGTCCAAGTACATCTTCGCCGTCGAGAGGTCGGGGGCGAACGACTACGACGATCTCTTCATCGGAGGCACGGGCGCATGGGGCAACACCGCAGTCAAGACTTGGTACTTGGGGGGATCCCTCAGCACCACCTCGGGCATCACCGCATCGAATGTCTCTTTCGGTGTCGGCGTATGGCGGCTTGGTGGCGGCTCGGACGGTCTCACCGCCGAGCAGACCGAGTACATCAAGATCGCATTCGGTCAGGATTCGGATGCGGATCCTGAGGGCTACCGCCTGTTTGAGGATGCCGAGACGGTCGATGTCAACCTCCTCATCGGGGGTCCCGACAAGACCTTCACTCCTGGAACCGACCTCGCCGCAGGTGTCACGGGTCTCGTCGCTTCGTCCATCAAGGACATCGTGGACGCTCGCAAGGACTGCGTGGCGTTCTTCAGCGTCCCGAACAAGGACCCGAACGAGACGGATCAGACCAAGTTGGACCGTGCGATTCGGTATCGCAACAGCATCGGCTCCTCGTCTTACTGCGTCATCGACTCGGGCTACAAGTACCAGTACGACATCTACAACGACAAGTACCGTTGGGTCCCGCTCAACGCCGACATCGCAGGTCTCTGCGCCCGTTCGGATGTGAACTTCGATCCGTGGTACAGCCCCGCAGGTTTCAACCGTGGTCAGATCCGTGGCGTGGTCAAGTTGTCCTTCCAGCCCCGTCAGGCGGCTAGGGACAGCCTCTACAAGAACGGCATCAACCCTGTCGCCACCTTCTCGGGAGAGGGCACCGTCCTCTACGGCGACAAGACCGCCCTCGCCAAGCCCTCGGCGTTCGACCGCATCAATGTGCGCCGTCTGTTCATCGTGCTTGAGAAGGCGATCTCGACCGCATCGAAGTACAGCCTGTTTGAGTTCAACGATGCCTTCACCCGTGCGCAGTTCCGCTCGCTTGTCGAGCCGTTCCTCCGTGATGTTCAGGCTCGCCGTGGCATCTTCGACTTCAAGGTCGTGTGCGACGAGAAGAACAACACCCCCGAGGTCATCGACAGCAACAGGTTCGTCGCCGACATCTACATCAAGCCGAACCGCAGCATCAACTTCATTCAGTTGAACTTCATCGCCACCAAGACTGGCGTGAACTTCAACGAGGTCGGTGCCTGATCGTGATGATGGAAACCCCGATACATAAGGAGAAGGAGTCCTAAATGTCACAGTTCAGCATCGATGCGTTCCGTGCGAACCTCATCAACGGTCTTGCGAGGAACAACCTGTTCCTCGTCCAAGGCAACTTTCCAGGCGGCGGAACCAACGCCATCCAAGGTGCGGCTGCGGTTGCAGGTGCCCTCTTCGGTGGCTCCGTCGCAGGTGCGATCACGAATGTCGCCGCCGCAGTCGGCGGAGGCAACCCGAGTTCGCAGATCTCGTTCCTCTGCAAGTCCTCAAGGATCCCGTCCTCGACCATTGCAACGAACCAAGCGTTCTACATGGGTCGCCCGTTCAAGTACCCTGGAGACAAGACCTTCAATGATTGGGGCATGAGCGTCTACAACGACGGCACCTACGGTCTCCGCAAGTCCTTTGAGGCTTGGATGAACCTGATGAACACCAACAGGACCAACATCGGTCCCAACGGTGTCAGCGGGTACATGACCGATTGGACCGTCACCCCGCTTACCCGTGAGGGAAATCCCATCGCTCGCTACAAGTTGATCGGTTGTTGGCCGACCACCATTGCCGAGACCACTCTCGACATGGGAGCGCAGTCGGAACCGTCCACCTTCGATGTGACGATTGCATACCAGTACTTTGAAGTCGAAGGCGTGACCACCTGATATCAGGTAGACGAGGGAACTATACATCATGGCACTCTTTGGCTTTGATCTAGGCCGCAGCAAGAAGCAGAAGAAGCAGGACAAGGCTCGTAAGTCGTTTGTCGTTCCGACATTCGATGACGGAGCCATTCCTGTTGAGGCGGGCGGCTTCTACGGTCAGTATGTCGATCTCGACGGCACCGTCCGCAACGACTTTGAACTCACGATGAAGTACCGTGAGATGGCTCAGGATCCGATTGTCGAGGTCGCAATCGATGACATCGTCAACGAGTCGATCATCATGGGCGAGAAGAAGTCCCCCGTGAAGATCCTCCTCGACAAACTTGAGGAGAGCGATGGTGTCAAGCAGAAGATCCATGAGGAGTTCAGGAACCTCCTCAGGGTCATGCAGTTTGAGACCAAGGGAGCCGAGATCTTCCGCAGGTGGTATGTCGATGGGAAGATCTTCTTCCACCTCATCATCGATGAGGAGAACCCGCAGAAGGGCATCCTTGAACTCCGTTATGTCGATCCGATGAACATTCAGAAGATCCGTGAGTACACCAAGGAGACCCTCAAGAACGGCACCAAGATCATCACGGGGTACAAGGACTTCTACCTGTACAACAAGGACAATCCCCGTGCGGGAGGCAACGCTGCGGGAATCAAGATCAGCGAGGATGCAATCGCATTCTGCTCTTCGGGTCTCATGGACAGCCGCTACAAGCGCACCGTGGGTTTCCTCCACAAGGCGATCAAGCCTCTGAACCAACTCCGCATGTTGGAGGATGCCATCGTCATCTACCGCATCTCCCGTGCGCCCGAGAGGCGAATCTTCTACATCGATGTCGGCAACCTCCCCAAGACCAAGGCGGAGCAGTATGTCAAGGACCTGATGAACCGCTACCGCAACCGTCTTGTCTACGATGCGAACACGGGAGAGGTCAGGGATGACAAGAAGTTCATGTCGATGCTTGAGGACTATTGGCTTCCCCGCCGTGAAGGTAGCCGTGGCACCGAGATCACCACACTACAGGGCGGTCAGAACCTCGGCGAACTCACCGATGTCATCTACTTCCAAAAGAAGGTCTACAGGGCACTCTCCGTCCCCGCTAGCCGCCTCGACCAAGACAAGCAGTTCATGCTCGGACGAAGCACGGAGATCACCCGTGACGAGGTGAGGTTCACCAAGTTCGTACACAGGCTCCGCACCAAGTTCAGCGAACTGTTCTTCGACATCCTGCGGAAGCAGTTGATCCTCAAGAAGGTCATTTCCGCCGACGAATGGCCTGAGATGAAGGAGTCGATCTACTTCGACTTCCTCAAGGACAACCTCTTCACCGAACTCAAGAACGCCGAACTGCGGAGGCAGCAGGTCGAGGAGTTGGGGAACATCAAACCATACATAGGTAAGTATTACAGCCATGAATGGGTCCGCAGGAATGTCCTCGGCTTCTCCGAGTCGGACATCAAGACGATGGACCGTGAGATTGAGAAGGAACGGAACGCAGGAAAGATCGAACCCGACACCTCGCAGTTCGGTCTCGCCTAAGGGGAGCAGATGGAAAAGAGCCGTCTCAGGAACGCCATCGACAGCCTCGTCGGAAGGGATGCCCCTACATTCAGAGGCTCCGTCCGCACGGAGTTGTCCTCACGCATTCAAGGAATGCTCGGCTCGCTCAGGTCGGAACTCTCTAGGGACATCATCTCGGAGAACCTGCCTGGGGCTCCCTCGGCACCACCCGTCACCAAGCCGATCAAGGCGGGAGACCTCAAGATCGTCCCCACCGCCGCAGGTTCCGCCAAGGATGACATGTCGCTCGACCCGAACTTTGAGAAGGAGTTCTATCAGTCCTCCTTGAACCACAAGGGTCAGAAGATCACGGTCAAGCAGTTGGGTACGGGCTTCGGCAAGCCCGTGAGGATCTACATCAACGACCGCAGGTGGGAGTTCTTCCCAGGTCCCAAGATCGGCATCAAGGCTGCGAAGGACTACATCGACGGCATGGTGAAGGATGTCAAGAAGGATCCGCAACTCGCCGCAGCGATGACTGCGCAGATCGCAAAGGACAAGGCAGCGGGTGTCTCCACCGTCGCAGCCCCCGTCGATGCGGGTAAGCCCAACGAGGTCGCCGATGCGAACCTCAAGCAGAAGGAACTTGAGACGGGTCAACCCGCAGGTGGCAAGAAGCCCCCGCAGAAGGCACCCGCACCACCCAAGCCCAAGTCGGCTCCGAAGCCACCCGCACCACCGAAGCCGAAGCCCACGAAAGAGGTCAAGCCCAAATGAGCGACATCAACGACCAAGAACTTGAACGCCTTCTGAAGGCAGCAAGGGATTTGC